AGATAGGCAGATGATCGACTTAATTGAGAGTGAGAGGAAGTTAGATAATCAAGGAAGATTAAAAGGAGCTACAATTAGTGGTTTCTTACAGGCAATTTTCGCTATCATCAATAGTACATTAGATGCAAATAAAGCAAAACTATTGATGAATAGGATAATGAAAATTACCTATACTCAACATGATGATGGCAAGATATCAGGAGATTTAAATGACTTAGATAAGAAGGTGGTTAGTTTTGAAATGGAAATTAAAGCTAAAGAAGATGCAAAAGATAGAGAAATTATAACTGATGCTAAGATAGAGGATGTAAAAGATGAATGAGAATGCCGAATTACAACAGATGATTAATCAGGCACAGGATATGGCTAGAACTTATGAAGTTGGTCGTGCTGACGGAAAGTATGCTTGGGATGAAGATACAGTTGCTGAATTTAAGGATGTAAGTGTTGAAGATTTAATTTGCAATAATTACTTTTTAGGTCTTGGAGATATTATAAGACCTTCAGTTATGGAAGATATATTAGAGTTATGGGAAGCTAAGAATGAACGTGAGATTCATTTAGCTTGTTTTGAAGAAGGAATTGGTTGTGGTAAGACTTTTAAATCTTCTATTATTTTATGGTTACAGTGGTTTGAATTAAGTTTACATGTGAACCCACAGAAGTTCTTTAGTATTGAATCTAATTCAAGAATTACATTTGTTTGTTCCTCTAGAACTGAACAGCAGGCAAAAAGAATTGCATTTTCAAAAGTATATGCTAGATTTTTATGTCCATTTAATAAAGATTATTTCCCACCTAATCCTTCATTTAGAAATGAGATTCAGATATTAAGAAATAATACTTATATATATGCAGGTAATGGTAGTGCATTAGCTGTGCAGGGATTTGATTATTTCGGTGGAATTATGGATGAGTGTAATAGTATGGAACGGATAGAGGATAGTAGAAAAGGAACAGCGGAGACTACGGTATACGATGCCGCAGATGAATTAGAGAATGAAATATCAAATAGAATGACTTCTAGATTTATGCAGAGGGCTGGTATGTTAGTAGCTATTAGCTCACACACACATAAGCAAGATTTTCTAAGACGAAAAGAGAGAGAGATGCTTAGATTAGGGGATGAAGGTAAGATATTTTTTAAGAGACGTATGTATTGTGAGAGTTTTTATATGTCTGATAAAGACATACCATGTAAGTATAATGAAAATATCATGGATCCTATAACAAGTAAACCAAAGTTCGATCCTGATGATGGTTATTTTTACATAGACATAGATAACTATAAAGAGATGCCAAAAGAGATAGCAGATGTGTATTTTATGTTTGACGAAAAGTTAGATTTAATTATTGAACAAATTGTAAATAAATACAAATTCACCTTAAAAGACTACGAAAACTTAAAACGTATAAAAGAAGTAGAAAGAGATTATTAATTATGATGATTAGAAAATCTAGAAAAAAAATTAATAAGAGTAGGATAATTTTAGATATAGAAACAACGGGGTTAAGTGCAGAGAGTGATGATATTATAGAAATTTCTGCTATACGGATAGATGGAAGGTATAATATTCAAAATGAATTTCATTGTTTTTTAAAACCAAGATGTAAACTATCATCTTTAATAAAAGATTTAACAGGGTTAACAGATAATGATTTGAAAGATTGTGTTGAGTTTAAGGATGTGAAAGCTGAGTTTTTAATGTTTCTAGGTAATGATGAAATTTATGCATATGGTGATTTAGATAGAAGATTTTTAAAAAACAATTGCTATATAAACAATACATTTGTTGATGTCTTAGCGATAGTTAGAAAGAGATGTACGCAGATACAAAAGTTTTCATTTAAGAATGTGTGTGCGAATTATAGTATAAAAAATTTAAAACCACATTCTGGTACGTATGATACAATTGCACTTATTCAGTTAATGGAGAGACTAAAGATATAATGGAAATCATAAAACAACCAAGGAAATTGCATCCAGAGTACAAGAAGAATCCTCAAAGGTTTTTGAGAGACTTCTGTAATATATCTGGTGAATCCGATAGCCCATTTATTGTGTTTCCTGAGAAGATAGATAAGGCGTTCACACATGGAATAGATAATCCGTATAGTGATGCTACTTTAAGATTTTCAGATGATTGGGAAATACAAGATATAGAAAAAGTAAGATATATGCATTTAGATTTATCAAAGAATAAATGTGCTACTGGATTGAGTATGTGCTATTGCCCCTTCTTTGTAGAAGGACAAGTTGAAGATAGGGGTGTTGTTAAGCAAATACAAATGCCATTTGTGAAGTTTGATTTTGTTGGAGCGATTAAGTCTGCACCAGGTGAAGAGATAAAGATTGACGATGTAGAAGAAATAATTTATGATTTAGGTTATAGAGGTATTAAGTTTGGTCTTATAACATTTGATAGATTTGCTTCGCTTCAAATGAAACAGCATTTTCAGAGTAAAGGTTATGTTTGTGTTGAAAATTCAATAGAACGGACTGCTAATAAAATTGTTAGGGTTTTTAGGGATACCACTCATCCAGAAGGAATAAAGAGGGTATCAACGAATAGACAGTATTTAGAAGGATTTACGTCCTTCAAAGAGTTGTTATATGGTGATAGGATTGCGATGCCATTTCATCCAATTTTACGGAAGGAAATAAGACAAGCTAGGATAGACTTTATAAAAAATCGTGTGGATAAACTTCCTAATGGAAGCATAGATATGTTTCACTCCGCATGTGGGAGTGCTTATAATCTTTTGAATAATGTTAGATTTGCAGAAGAGGATACACTCTTAGATGATCCTAAAATGCAAGACCCTTTTTATGCAAAACATAATATAAATAGGGAAACTATAACAGAGGAGTCTGAGTCTGCTCGCACAGGGTATGTGGAAGACTCTTTTTATATCCAAGATGATTATTTAGATGATATTTATTTATAATTAATAAAGAGGTGTAGATGTAATGTCATTAGAGAATGTACAAAAGAAGATAGATAATAGTACAGGACAAGATACTGTAAATATTAACAAATCTGAGTTAGATAAGGCATTATCAGAGAGTTATCAGAATGGGAAGGCAGAACAGGAAAGATTTAAAGGTGTTAGTAATACAGGAGTAGCGAATTGGGAAGAGGATCCGTTTTATGATTTTTATGCCAATGAAGGTGTTACACAGGGTGTTTTTAATAAAGACGATTTGAAGGGTAAAAGAAAAAAAGTTTTAGAGAGTATGACTGGGATAAGTATAACCGAAGGTAGTGGCGGAAGTGTTTATGGGGTAAATAAATATTTGACACAAGATGCACTTTTTATGATACAAAGTGCCGCATATGTTCGTTCACTAACAGACCCATTAGCTGTAAGTATTGCAAAGAATAACACTAATTTTGTTATAGGAAAAGGTGTTGAGATTGATTGTATTATACCAGAGATTGAAATTGAAATAAATAAAGTACGTAAGAATAATAAAATGGAGAGACTTGATAGACAATGTGTTAATCATACTATGATTACTGGAGAGTTTTTTTATAAGATAAAAGAGAAGAGAAATGGTTTTTATATTTATGGAGTTGCCCCGAGTAATGTAATCGAAATTGAACATGATATAGAGAATTTAGATTGTACAGTAGCCTATAAAGTTATCCCACCTGCACAATGGACAAATACAGCAGGTGTGTTTGGTTTTGATGAAGCAACGGGTAAGTGGTATCCGTCAATTACATATGATGAAAAAGAAGTAATGATTCCTAGTAAAAATAAAGGTAAGTTTGTATCTAGAGAATATATACAATATATTAAATATGGAAATTATGATGAGTTAAGAGGAAACCCTCCTTTCAGGTCAGTATTAAAAGCATTAAGATATGCAGAAGATTATACTGTAGATAGAATGAGATTGAACCATGAAAGGTCTAAAGTTATCATGGTAAAGAGAGTTTCTAATAATGCGGCTAGTATTACACAGAAACCACAGCAATTACCTAGAGGTGGTATGACATTAATTGAAACTGATGATATAAGATATGACTTTTTAGAATCTCATATAGATGGTCAAGATGCAAAAGAAGATGGAATGTGGATTCTTCATACAATAGGTGCTGGTGTGTTAATGCCACCACATATATTACAGCAAAGGTCTGACCAAGCTGTTTATGCATCAATTAAGAAAGCAGAGACTCCCTTCTCACAGAACATAGTTGCGTGGCAGGATTTCTTTGAAGAGAATTGGAGTGATACATATAGATTTATAATCAAGAGACTAATAGAGAAAAGACGACTAAAAAGAAAATATAAAGTACCTGCATTTGTAGGACTCGCATCAACTAACTCATCAGAAGCTAAAAAAGCATTTCAAGAAATTAATCTAAAAATAAATGAAATGTTATTTAATCATTCTCCAATGGAGGAAATTGAGGAAGCTGTAAGTAAGGTACTTAAAAATAATAAATTAGATAAAACAATTAGTGTCCCTACAGAAGATATTCCTATTAATATGATATTTCCTGATGTTGTAAATGATAATCAATTAGATATGGCTAAAGTTTTATTCTTGCATAGAAAAATGGGATTAGTAAGTTTAGCTACATCTGCAAGAAAAGCAGGATATGATTGGAAGAATGAATTGTTTTTTAAAGTACAAGAAAAAGAAATAGAAGAAGAGTTTGGTTTGACATTAGATAACGATAAAACACCAAACTCAACAGGGTTCAATAAACAAGATGGTGACCCTAAAATAAACGACAGTAAATAGAAAGAAGGTAAATTATGGCTAACGGTAATTTATTGTTTCAAGAAGATAATAATAAGGACGATGTAAATACTACACCCATATACGCAGTAACGCTCGCATTGTTTGAAGACGGTAACGTAGAGATTTCTCCGGAGACTATTATGGATGATATTGAGTTTTTTTATGATCCGAATATTACGTATAGAATTATTTGTGATTTAAAGAATCAGCTTGAAATTATCCGGGCATTAGAGTGTAAGGAAGAATTTGGAAAGTACTTAAGTGAACGTAATTATGATGAAGAGGGTGATGATGATGAAGAGTTAAATTTTGAAGGGTGGAAAGAATAATGGTAGCTATATCTGATGCAGAGAAGTTAAAAATAAAAAATGATATTCTAGAAAAATTGAATGAGTCGTTTAAGGTAAATAATGTTTCTAGTAGGACTCCGTTTTATAAGGCAATTCTTCATGTAATGGATAAATTCAATGAAGGTGATTTTTATGGAACTATTTCAATTAGGATAAATGGACCTGAAATAAAATTTATTCATCACGAAGATGTGAGTATTAGATTGGATTCTGAGTATGGATATTAAAAAAGTAATACCTTATTAATGGATAAAAATAACTTAATTTAACTTATAAATGCGTAAAGGTACACATTTTAGAAAAATAATTAATTTTTTACTTGACTTTCTAGTTATTATTTAGTATATTAAGGGTGTAGGGTTTGATATAGAAGAGTATGGAATTTCATATATACAGTTTTGATTAAATACTAACTAAACTGGTAAATGTTATGATTAAAGAAAAAATCTTTCTATAATTATAAGTACTTATCAGTTTTTTTTATTTACAAGGTGGTGATCGAATGTTAGTAACTTTTACAAACAATTCAGCGAAAGAACATTTAGGTAACGAAGCAGATTTAGAAGATATTGCAAAGTGGACAAGAATTGCAAATGCAGTTGCTTCACTCTGCGAAAAAGGTAAGATTCATCCACAAGAGGGTGTGTCTATTGAGAATCATGCAATTGAAGTAGCAACTTCAAGTATTATAAAAGAAGATAAGAACAAACAAAAAGGCAATATAAGAATACATGAAACTGTTGCTTTGAGTATGGAAGGTGCTGAATTTGATGAAGAAAACAAAACAGCTACAGTTCGCATTATTCAAGGAGACAATGGGGTTGACCATGATGGGTGGAGTTTAAATAATGTATATTACTCTGCTGAAATAATGAAACAATTAGTTCCTTTCTTAGAGACTTCAAAAAAGATGTACATTGATCATCAATCTCTAGAGGATAAAGGTAACGGACGTTCATTAAATGATTGGGCGGCTACTGTACTTGAGGCTTGGGAACTTGATGCAAGCGTGTATGCAAAGATTTCAATTCAAGATAACCATAACAAATGGATTTATGAAGCTATGAAAAATACACCAGAAGAAGTTGGTGTATCAATTGATGCATATGTTGAAGCGAAGAAAGGTAAGATGCATGATAGAGAAGGTATTATTGTAAGTAAGTGGGTTTGGTTAAATTCTTCTGACTTTGTAACAGAGGCTGCCGCTAAAGGTGGTACAGTTTCAGTTGATGAGAGTATTAATGTTAAACCAGAACTTTTAGATGCACTTTATTCCGTAGTAGAGGACTACTATAGAGAAGATAGTGGATTAGAAAATAGTGATGAGATAAAGCAGATTTTTGAAGCAGATTTCAAAAAGAGATTCGAGAAATCAATGGAGAAGGGTAGATTCTATAATGCTTGGGAAACTGCAATGTATATCTCTATGGATATTGTAAATCAAGACGATAGCTCCATAGAAGATAAGAGAAAGTCTCTTACAGAGATTATAGATTTAATGAAATCTTATATCTTAGAGTTGAATCCAGAAGATTTAACCTACGGTATGGAAAACCTATCAACTAAAAACAATAAGGATGGTGAAAATATTTTGGAAATTAAAGACTTAAAAGACGTAACGTTAGACCAGTTAGTACAAGCTGGAAACACAGAGGTTTTTGAAAGTGCCAAGAGTAAGGTAAGAGAGGAAACTGAAAAAGAAATGACTTCCATTAAAGAGGAAAATATTTCTTTAAAGAAAGAGGTTGAAGAGAGGGACACGAAGATTGCTGAGTTTGAAACAGCAGTTGCAGAATCAAAAGAGAAAGATAGGGTTAACGAAAACGTTAAAACTATCACTGCTTATCTTACAGAGAATAAGATTGAATCTACTAAAATGCTTCCTGGTTATGTAGATAGCATTTCTACACAGGAGTCAGGGGAACTGACAAAATCTTTAGCATCTCTGAAAGAACATTTTGATAAAATTAAAGAGGCTGAGGAAACAGAAAATACTGCTACTAATGCAACAGAAGGTAACAAATCTGATGCTGACAGTAAAGATATTACTGTAGCCGAAGTTAGAGAAGGATTAAAAAACGCAATATAAGGGAGGTGCAATTAAGTGGCTGTTAACGTATCAAAT